GCCCTCATCGATAAACCACTCATCGACTGGACGGTTGTACTTTTGTTTCACGAACTCAGTGATCTGCTTCTGCTGAGTCTCGATGCTGATGCCGTTGCGCACCTGCTCCTTGGTCGATACCCGGCAGTAACCATAAATCCGATTGACCTGCGTCAGTGGTCTGATTGCTTGGCTCACTTCACACCTCCCGTATAGCCATACTCCGTCATCTCGTCATGCAGCCGCTTCCAATCAATGTCGAGCGGCTTGCGGTCTGTGGACCGGTCGGCAAACATCACCGACCCATCCTTTACCAACTCGACGGCGCGATACATCTTTGGCACGCCATCATAAACGATCTCGATGTCATGCTTTAGGCAGCAACGCCGTACCCGGTTGTAGTACACCTTCTTCTCTTGTGCGGTCACGCGACCTCCTTCTTGTATTTTTCGATTGCCTTCTCTGTCGCTCGGGCTGAAAGAATGATCGCTGCCAAGTGCGAGCCGAACTCGAAGTCGTAGCAAGCCGGGTCAGCGTAGTAGCTCGCATCGCTCAACAACTCATCGAGGTGCTCGCTGCTCGCGTCAATGAAGTAATGCGCTTTTGTCTCCTTCACGATTGGCGGTGCCTCAAGATCACGATCGGTGTGATCGTCATAAAACCGCTTTGGTATCCTGATTAACTCCATTCCTCTCTCCTTTGCGGCTTACGCCGCCTCTGTTACTGATTCAAGAATCTCCGCGAGACGATCAAAGCGATCATTCAAGACGGCGAGCTTCGTTCGATTCACATCGATTCCGTCAATCTCAATACCCGTCTCTTCGAAGAGCTTGATAGCGTACTTGTGGCCGCTGATCTTCCAGTTGATTGCGTCCATGCGAAGAGTTGTAACCGTTACAAAATCGGTCGCTTCATTCGCCTCCTCTTCAGTTCGATCAGCCATGTAAAAATGAGCTTCACGCATTTTGATCAGATCGTTGATTCGATCGACGTGCTTCCTTGGTATCCTCATCTCTCTCTCCTTTCATGTGCCGGGATCATCCCCGACAAACAAGAGTATGCCAAAAAGCGTGTCGTTGTGCAACCCCTAATTAAAAGAAATATATTTGTATAAATGCTTGCACAATGACACGGCATTTGGTAAAGTGTACTTGGTCAATAGAGAGAGAGGAGACAAATGGAGAGAGCAACCATCAAGGGAACCCCGGTCAACCTCATGGGTTGTTGCGGGATCTTCGCCGCTGCCACTGCGCTGGGTAAGAACGTCGAGCATGTCTTCAATGACTACAAGGACCGATACAACAAGCGAGCGAACTGGAAGGGCAGCACGTACCGCCGAGAGCTGATCAAGATGATCGAGGAGGACTACGGTCACGATTGCGAGCTGGTTTACGACTACACCGAAGACCGGCCCAAGACAGTCGCCAAGTTTGCGGAAACCGCTGATCGAGATGATGTCTATCTCGTTTACATCCGGGGTCACGTCATGCTTCTCAACAAAGGTCGCTTGGTCGATCAGAACCATGACTGCGATATGTTCCGCATGAGGTACGCGGGTCGCACGCTCGAATACGCTTATAAGATTCCGACTGCACCTCGACTCCCTGACCATCCGGTAAGTGGTGAGTTGACGGACGCCGAGCGGAATAAAGTGTTCTTCGAGAAGAAGGTCGATGAAGCAGTTGACCTTATCAAAGCCGCCGAGCGTCACGGCATCGATGTCAAGAAGAAGGTTCGAATCGACGGCATCGAGTGGGAGGTCATCGGGTACAAGAAGCGCAACCGACGTTACCCCTTCATCCTCCGCGCCAACACTGGCAAGACCGCTAAGGCAAGCATCAATTTCATCAAAAATAAAATGGAGGCAGCGTGATGGATAAGAAAGAAAAAGAGAATCTCGGGTATCTGATCAACAGGATCTCGGAAATTAGCGCAGAGGCGGAAAGGTATCGGGAGAGGTCTTTTGCGGAGCATGGGGACAATAGCAAACGAAAGACATTGCTGCGCGAATACTACCACGCAAAATTCCGGTACTGGGAGCTTGTTCTCGCAATACTTGTCGATCACGATATCCGTGTTCATGAGAGTTTCGATGAGGAACACATCCGTTACGAGATGGATTTCGCTGACGATCGTTACGCGACTTGGGGTGGTGGCAAGCATCTCCGAACGGCGGGGTTGTAAACATGACCTATCCAGAAAAGTACGACTGGGTGTTTAACCACGGGGCGGTTGCTTACCGCCTCAACACCAAGCCGCGAGAGGCGATGTACTACACGTCGCATAAGTTCAAGCCAACCGAAATCGTGATTGACAAATCGACGCTCGGGCCAAACGATGATCACCTCATGCTGCGCAAACTGATTTGCGACGCGATCAACCGAGAGGGTAAGGACGATGGCAAAGATAACAGTCGAGTTGGACGGCACCGACGCTGAGCGAGTAATCGAAAACTACGAGGAGGTCATCGATCTCCTCAAGCTCATTCTGGAGGAACTCAAAGAGCATGGAAAAATACTTCGAGACGATTAGCCGGGTCATGTTCCACGTGGAACATAAACCAGAGGCTGAACAACGTCGAGCAGTCAAGATCGCGCTGGCCCGAGAGCATGACGCGGGTCCCGAGTCAGACTACCTGTTAAGAGAGTGGAGGAAGCAAAATGGATGATCCAGCAAAAGATCGATACGAGCTGCAAGAGTTTATCGATTCAGGAGCAACCACCGGTTTCGTAACGACACGGATCTGCGGCAACGATCAATACGAAACGTTGATCGAGCGCCGCATCGACATGCTTGAAAAACGAGGTCGCGTGTATCGACTTTACCGATTGCAGGGGGATCTCAAAGAGGTTTTACGCTAACATTCACAAAAACGGAGGTAACCATGAAAGGTGATATCAGAGGGTATTTCGATTGGGAAGGTAGCCCAGCCATCCTTGTCGCACGAGACGAGGACAGCAACTACGGGTTTTATCTGCCAGAAGACAGCGATATGTGGGACAACGCCACTGGCGCTAACGTGCTTGATTGGTACAAAGACGGAGAGAAGCTGAGCAAGTCACGCTTCGAGCGCAAGTTTGGCGTGATCGGTGAAGACTTACCGGTAGTCCCCGAACTGTAACGTCGCAATCCCACCTTCAGCAAACTTCTCAACCACCTGCCTAAGAATGGCGGGGTCCACTTGCTTTCGGGCTTCGCCATACAACCGGGTCTGCTCATTCACAGCCTGCTCATAAACTCCTCGATGCGACTCGGGGATAATCTCTAGCGCGGTATCAGGATCTTTAACGCCGAACTGCTTTTCCAGATCACGGCTGATCTCATACCACTTGTGACCCGGCTTCGCTGCATCTTCCATCGGCTTAGTCGATATCTGAATTTCACCGACAATCCGCTGGCCTGAGTTCGGATCTCGATAAATCACGTTCAGTTTGCGATCAAAATAACCGGTTGATGGAATCACCTGCCAGCCTCGATCGAGCACCGGGAACATATCAGAGAATCTTGCGACCGCCTGATTTGCCTGCTCAGCGCTGTCCACAAGCACCCTTGTTCGAATAGCATCAGTAAAGTCAGACGGCGCTAAACCCTTGCGCTCCATCTTTTTGCTTACACTGTCAGCGCTCTTGACCTCAACATCGAAGTCAGAACCATCCTTCATGCGCACATACTTCGGCGCTTTTTCCATTCCCAAGTCATCAGCGACCCTCTGCACCTTCTGCTGAAAGCCCTTATTCAAGCGCTGCGCACGGGTGATCATTTGATCGGCGCTCAACAAATCAGACTGAACCGCCTTAACGTTTGCCTCGGCTTCGCGGACCAAAGGCTTTCCGCCGCGCTCATTGAGTTTTGGGGTGTAAACCGGACGGCTGACTGCTGGTGTTGTGCGGGTAAGCGCAACGATACCCTTTCTAATTGCAGCCGGTGCCTTCAATCCAGCGCCAACTAAACCGCCGACAACAGGGACCGCTATGGCCAAATCACCCAAACCGCCCAACCCTTGCAGCGCTGCGGTGACATAATTCCCCTCTTCAATGTTTTCAGCAAGGCTCGGAGCGCGAGCTTCGCTTCTCAGCATTTCCTCAACGTCAACCTCTTCGCCGGGAAACGCAGGATACAAGCCAGCAATTTCAGCGGCTGCTGCTCCGGGTATAAAACCGCCCATGATGTTTGCGACTTGAGCGTCAGTAACCTCGGGCACCGCGTCCCTTCGGACGGGGCCAGCCGGGGTCATGATAAATTGGTCGGTCTCGTATTGCTTTGCTTCGGGATCATCGCCTTTGAGTGGATCGGTAGCGCGAGAAACATACGCTCCGGTTCCCGTCGCTTTTGTCCCTTTTGTGAGCGCTGCTAGGTTGGCCATGCTTCGTAACTCTCCCAATTAGTCCGCATAATAGCCAGCCAATCATCAAAAGTCATCACTGAGGTAAGCGCATTGTCACGCGGTAGAACCGGGTTGATTGCGTACATTGGGACGCACACCCGAGGCTGCTTGTTGTTGAACTTGTATACGAGAACCGGGATGCGATCGTTGCAAGCCTCGCACACCTGTTTCCACCACTCAGGTCGCCACCACCAGCCATCCTTGTACGCTTTGCACTCGATGGCGTGAAAAGGGATCTCGATATCGCACAGATTGTTGGTCTGATACTGGTCAAGGTTGCGCTTGCATGTCACGTCGAAACCGTGGCCAGCGAAAAAATCATTTAGCCTGCGCACTACGTCGCGCTCGAAACTTGCACCCTTTTGTCGTGAATCAACCATTTATCGAAGTTTCAAAATTTTGTGCAATTTTGTAGCAGATAGGGGTCCCGTTGCAATATGATGAAAACAAGGGGGTCCCAAAATCCTCCTCATGGCACTCTCTCCTAAAGAATGCCGACCCAAAAGGGACCCCCTTTCCTCCTTGTAAAATTTTTTATTATTGAATGTGGTGGGTCGAGTTTTACGCGTACCCTGTGCGCCGCGCCGCGCTCGCGGGGGGTGCGCCGCCAGATTTTGCTAGGATTTGCAGGCAAAAAACCAGTCCCAAGGAGTCCCAAATTCTCCCGAACTGCCCGGTTTGTGACCCCTCTGAGCACACGGACCAAGCCGGGGCGACCCGAATGCGCAGGGAATTCGCCTTTAATCGATTGATTCTATTGATTTTTGCGTTTTCGATCGATTTTTTCGATCGGGGGAGAGAAGGGACAGAGAGGGGGCGCTCTCTCGATTATCCACACACTGTACCACATTGGCGCGTATCCGCGCCTAATGGTCTCTATCGGTCATCTCGTCGCTCACGCCTAGCAGCTCGTTAAGCCGCGACTTGATGTCGCTCTTGGTCATGCTGTCGAGGTTAGCGTTGATGTTGAGATTCTGGCTGCGTTGTATCGTCAAGCCTGCCAGTTGGTTTAGCTCTTTGACCGCGCTCACGGCTGCGTTGTACGCTCCGCTCTCGAAGCTCGTCTCCGCAATCTTCCACAACATCTGCCCGGTCTTCTCTGGTGTGATCGCATACTTCTGCCGCATCTCTTCCTGCTCAGCCCGGATCGCTTTGACCACATGCGGATGGTCTCTTCCGTTCATCAGCTTGCTTGCGCTCATCGCCGGGTACGTGAACCCAGCTCTCCTTGCTGCCTCCGTCTGTCCACACCCGCCATGCGCGTAATGCCATACAAACGCCGTTTGCATTTCCGTCAGCCCGAACTCTTCATTCGGCATGAACTGCTGCGGTACTTCTGCCAGCTTCGGCCTCTCTTTCTTCG